GAAAAGTCATCTCCTTTAGATAGTACTTTATAATCTTTGCCGTATCTCAGTCCTTCTTTCTCATTTATGTATATATTATATAAAGCCATACGCATGGTGTTACACAATGTTGTATCACAATCGCCTGAGAAAACTGATCCTAATATTGTATATCTAAATAGTCTGTGCTTTTTCTTCCCTTCTATGTAATTGACATCCATTGTTTTTGTTAAAGATTGTGATATTTCTAAAAACTGCCTTTTTGGTACATGGTAAATTTTGTCTGCAATCATTCGGTATAAATATCTATCTACTTCTTTTAGTGTAACATCCTGAGTATTGTCGAATGCTGACCCATCTCCCTCTACTATTTTGGTAAATCCTTCAGCTAAATATGTATTTGTTTGTTCTGACATTTCTTGGAGATTCTTATTGCCACAATACCCTGGGAAATGTTTTGCCATTATTTCTTCTAGTTTCCATGTAACTGGTCCCATTGTAACTTTTGTTTTTATAGGTATTGAGCACACCATTCTTGATTTTCCATTTATTGGTTGAATTTCTTGCTTGCATATTCCGGTGTATATAGTAGAGTTTAATGTTTTTAACTGTTTGTTGGTAAAGTCTGTTGGTGAAACTTGCGCTTTAAAGTAGTCATCTATATCTTTTTGTTTGTGAGCTGGGTTATGTTGGTACCACTGATCAAATGAGTATTTAAAATGTTTTAACTGCTCTGTTAGTTCTGGATTTCTTAGGTGTTCAGGACATGTACCTTCAAGAATGGAAGTAGCAAATCTCACGAAATCTGCTGCTATTTTTGGGTCAGGTTTTGGAGCTCTTTTCATTTGCCTTTTGGCTGCTGCGAAAATTGAGTGAATACAGTGGTTATACATCATGGCTTCGTCATAAGTTGATAAGTCCTTCTTTTGGAGTATCTTTTCAAATGCTATCTTGTGTGGGCAAGTTCCTTGTATATCCCTTACTTTTACAAAATCTAGCCAGTGTTTTTCATTGTTAATCAGTTGTTGCATATGGTGTCTATAGACATTAGCTCGGAGTTGCTTCATTTGTTTATTTAATTTTGAAATTTTTAACATGTCGTAATTTATGTAATCTATGTCTGGGTGTTTTTCTTTTTCTGCGTATAGTGGTTGAGAAGCGTGTTTTTCTATGTTAGGCCCTAAGCATATTGGTTCGTACAGGTGGGCGTCCTGTACGTATGCATTTTGCGCTACTATGGGGCTTAGTAAAAAGGGCCAACCTTTTGAAGGTTGGCTTGAGTTCTATCAGATAATACTGCGTGGACATCTTTG